GGTAAGGGTGCCCACCTGCTGATCATCGACGACCCGATCAAGAACCAGGAGGAGGCGGACTCGGCGCTGGTGCGTGACAAGCTGTGGGACTGGTACCAGTCCACGGCCTACACCCGCCTGGCTCCCGGCGGTGGCGTGCTGGTCATCCAGACCTGCTGGTCGGACGACGACCTGGCGGGGCGCCTGCAGCAGGCCATGAGGAAGGGGGCGGAGTTCGACCAGTTCGAGATCGTGAAGTACCCGGCGATCTCCGAGCAGTGGGAGTACCGCGACGACTCCAACCCGGACGTGCCGGGGCCGATCATCCGGTCGCCGACCGCGCTGGACCTGAGCCTCCCTGACAACGCCGGGCTGACGCTGCTGCGGCCGATCGACTTCTGCCTGCACGAGGCCCGGTACTCGACCGAGGCGTTGAAGCGGGTGCGTGCCAACATGCAGCCGCGGATCTGGTCGGCGCTGTACCAGCAGAACCCGGTGCCGGACGAGGGCCTGTACTTCAGGAAGGAGTTCTTCCGGTTCGCGGATCAGCCTGCGCTGGACAACGTTCGCATCTTCACGGCGTGGGACTTCGCCATCGGGACGAAGCAGGTCAACGACTGGACCGTGGGCACCACCATGGCGTTGACGCCCGACGACGACTTGTTCGTGCTGGACGTGCATCGCATGAAGGGCGATGCGCTCGAGATCGTCGAGGCCATGCTCAACGTGGCCGGGCGCTTTGGGGCGGACCCGACCGTCGGGTACACTCTCGGCGTGGAGAACGGTCAGATCTGGCTGACCCTCAAGCCGTTCCTCGACCGCCGGATGCGCGAGCGTCGGCTGTTCCTGCCCATCGAGGTCATGAAGCCGCTGACCGACAAGATGGTCCGGGCGCGTCCGCTCCAGGGCCGCATGCAGCAGGGCAAGCTGTGGTTCCCCAAGAACGCCACGTGGTTCCCCCAGGTGGAGCAGGAGCTGCTGCGCTTCCCCGCCGGCGTCCACGATGACGTGGTCGACTCGATGGCCTGGGCCACCCATTTGGCTCTGGCTATGGAACCTCCCCGTATAATAGAGCCGCCCAAACCCCCGAGCTGGCGGGACCGACTGCTCCCGTCGTTCTCCGGATCTCACATGAGTGCCTGAAATGCCTGTCAATACAGAGAAGACCTCCGAGGTCTGGAACCGGTACGTGTACCTGCGGGACCACGGCCACCTGAAGTTCATCCAGAAGGCCGACCGCTGCGACAAGTTCTTCCAGGGCCTCCAGTGGGACTCCGCCGACCTGGCCGCGCTGAACCAGGCCCGGCGCCCCGCCCTGACCATCAACAAGATCATCTCGACCATCGCCAACGTGCTGGGCGAGCAGATCTTCAACCGCACCGACATCGCGTTCCGTCCGCGCAACTCCGGGGCCACCTCCGAGGTGGCGGACGCCCTGACCAAGGTGTTCAAGCAGATCAGCGACAACAACCAGCTGCCCTGGGTCCGCTCCGACGTGTTCTGCGACGGCGTGATCCAGAGCCGCGGGTTCTTCGACGTGCGGCTGGACTTCAGCGACAACCTGCGGGGCGAGGTGCGGATCACCCAGCTCAACCCGAAGAACGTGCTGATCGACAGCGACGCCGACTCCTACGACCCGGACGACTGGCAGGACGTGATCACCACGTCGTGGATGACCATCGACCAGATCGAGATGCTCTACGGCAAGTCCAATGCAGAGCTGCTGCGCATCCAGACGGGCGCGGCCAACGACTGGGACTACGACGCCGCTGACTTCAACCGTGACCGCTTCGGCGGGCCGTCG